TTAAGGAGTAACCATGCTCAAAAACATAACAACAAACAAAGCACTTGGCTACACTGAGAATCAGTGGGGTCAACTGATAGAAGGCAATGGACTACTGTTGACGTGGTTCATTGAGTGGAACAAAGGTGACAATCAAGAAGCAAACATACTTGAGTTCTTCACACGCAGATACAATCAGACTGCTGGCGGTGATCCTTGGCCTATGGGCGGCAAGGTGTCACTCGATGGTAAGTATGTATCTGAGGGTGACGATGACCTTGAGCCGTACTTCCTGATCAATACTGATGATGGTGTTGGGTACATCTACCCTTACGCTTTCGTAGCACTGCCTAAGAAGTCAGGCGGTCACCATATAGTTAGGATGGACTGATGCAGATACAAGATGAACTACCACTTGACCATGAGCCTAGCCTAGATCACTGGGCAAAAGCTCTAGCTGATGATGACATATCTACAGGTTATCACACAAACTGGGATCATGCATACGAGAGTGCATGGAATTTTATAGAGGATGAAACTCTATGCCATGATGAATATAGGAGTATGCACTGATGAAACTATACAAGAACAGTAACGGTGTGTGGGCTGGTACACAGGCTGACGCACGTAAGTATTGCGGCAAGGCATACAGCACTGTCGATGTACCTACTGACAAGCCTAACCTGTTGAAGTTCCTTAACCTCAATCAGGTGGGCAGTCTAAGCAGCAGTCCTACCTTGGAAGAGGTAAGAACTGGTGAGCCTACAACAAGTGCAATGTCATGGTTCAGGTGGAGCTATGACTGTATGTGTAGAGGACAGTATGAGGATGCTAAGGAGCATCTAGCAAAAGCATTAGAGCTATCAAGAAAGGAGAAAACTGATGGAAATAATAATTGATTGCGGTGACAAAGAACTAGCAAAGGCTATAGCTGATAAACTATCTGAGGATACAGGTGTAGCTAGAGATAAATTCAAGGAGAATACAGATGATGTGGATACTAATCTGGATGCAACTAGTGACTAGCCAAGGTGTAGAACACTATCAACTAGGCACGTTTACCAAGAAAGAGGACTGCCAAGAAGCCTTGACTAAGGCTGTAGTACTAGTAAGCACCAGCGCAGAGATGCTTGCTTGTCTAGAAGTGGATACGAGACAATGAAAGATTACCAAGTAGTATTAAAAACAGAACTAAAAGGTGAGCATAGCATTGAACTTTACATCAAGGCTTACAGTGTGGAACAAATTGTTGATCAGCTTGGTGATGATTATTACATAGTAGAAATAGAGGAGTGGAAAGTAGATGCTACCAGACGAGATGGAAGCCGAAAAGAACAGGAAGATAATACTTGCTCAGGCTTCTACAATAGAAGTACTCAAGCAAAACGTGCGTGACTTACAAGGACAATATCAGTCTGCACTGATACACAACAAGACACTAATACAAAGGATAGATGAGTTGACAAACAGCGAGTGCTTCTGTGGTCTAGCAGATGAACCAGTGCTTGCAACAGAGGAGATATGATTTGTATATAAACGATACAACAAGACAGATGATAAGAGAGATTGTGGTTGAGTTGTTTCAAGATGTACTCAAACCAAACCCAACTGATAACGAACAAGTCATACAACTTACTGATACTTTAGACGACATAATAAAAAATAAGGTTGACAATTATAAAGTAGAAGTGTATGGAGTAAGTCTAAAGGAGTATTGAATGGATATTTTTGTTCTAGTTATAACCATATGGGGTAACAATGGAACTGACTGGGTTTACGTAGGTAACCAGTACGTAATGAAAGAACAGTTTACCCTTGAACAATGTCAGATGATAGCGAGAGATTCTAATTGGAGAGAGTTTAAAACTAACCCATATTATGATATACAGTTTGACTGTTTCAAAGTAGGAGAACAAAGACATGACTTGGATTAGTCACAAAGAGTGTCCTGCTTCTGACTGTGATAGCAGCGATGCTTTCTCATACAATACAGAAACTATGGCAGGTAAGTGTCATTCTTGCAACAGGTCATACCCAAAACAAATGAAAGACCTTGACAACTGGGCAGAAGAAGAGTATCCAACTTACAAACACAACAAGGAATCTTGGGATATGCAACAGCAAGAATCAAATGTCACTGAGTTTGTCAAACCTATGTACATGGCTTACCGTGGTATCACCAAAGAAACTATGGAGTTCTACGACTGTAAGACTTTTATAGATGGCAAGGGTAAACCAGTACGACAAGAGTACATCTACCCTTCAGGTGGTGTAAAGGTCAGACAACTACCAAAGACATTCAGTGCTAGGAATCTAAAGACTGATGAGTTGTTTGGCATGAACCTTTGGAACAGTGGTACAAGCAAGATCATTACCATTACAGAGGGTGAGCTAGATGCTATGTCAGCATATCAGATGCTACACAATCCTAAGTTCGATAACCCTGTTGTGTCGTTGCCATCGTCAACACCATCGCACAAGCTATGGGAAAAGATAAACAAGTTCCTGTCTTCCTTCGACAAGATAGTATTGTCTATCGAACACGATGACCAAGGCAACTCAGTGTCAGCAAAGATAGCAAGCCTGTACCCTAACAAGGTCTATCGCATGGAGCTTGATAAGTACAAGGATGCTAATGAGTTTCTGCAAGAGGGTCAAGATAAGACATTCAAGTCAGCGTGGTTCAATGCTAGGAAGTATACACCTGCTAACATACTGAATACACCTGATCAATTCCTTGGCTTGTATAACAGGTCAGAAAACCACATCTACGTAGAGACAGGGGTACATGAGTTCGATGAGATGTGTCTAGGCTTGATGCAAGGACACTTCACACTGTTCAAAGCACAGACAGGTATAGGCAAGACAGAGTTCATGCGTTACCTTGAGTACAGGATACTCAGTCAATACCCTGACATCAAGATAGCTACGTGGCACATGGAAGAGACTAAGCTACGATCTATACTTGGCTTGGTATCCTACGAAGTGGGTGACAACCTGACACGCAAGGACTTGATTGAAGACAAGAACGCTGACAGTCTGGTACAACAGGCTATCACTAAGCTAACCAAAGACGAGAGACTATACCAGTTCTTTCTCAATGATGAGGATGATCCGCTTGACTTATTGTCACAGATAAGGTATCTGTCTCAAGCGTGTGATGTAAACTACGTGTTCTTTGAACCTATCCAAGACATATCTGCCAACGCAGGTACAGAGGATAGTAAGGAGCAGTTCCTAGCTGACCTGTCAGTCAGGCTATCTAAGCTTGCGGCAGAGTTGGGTGTAGGTATTGTAACCATAGGACACACTAACGATGACGGTCAGGTAAAGTACTGTCGTATGATTGAGCAACGTGCCTCAGTTGTAGTTGATCTACAGCGTGACAAGATGTCAGAGGACAGAGAAGAGAGGAACACAACCAAGCTACTAGTGACAAAGAACAGACCAGTAGGTCCAACAGGATACGCAGGGCAATTACAGTTTGACCCTGACTCCTTTACATTGAAAGAAAAGTATGCAGTATATTGACCCATACGCTGCCTTTGCAGCAGTAATATATTTCTTTGGCGTGTTCTTGTATTACGTACACGTCAAGACTATATTCTATTTTTTAAAGAAGCCAGATGAGATGCACTTCGGAAAGGTTATCTTCAGTAGTTTACTGTGGATATTCAACGTAGTTATGCTTATGTGGGTAGAGTTCACAGGAGAAGATGATGACAGATAAGATCGTTGCAATGGACATCGAGACAGAATCATTGAATCCTGAAAAGATTTGGTGTATCTGTGCAGAAGATGTGCAGACAGGTGAGAAAGAACAGTTTGTTCACCTTACAACAATACAAGAAGAGAAGGAGAAGTTCATTGAGTACTGTAGTAGATTCGATAGGTTTATATTTCACAATGGAATCTGTTTTGATGTTCCTATTATTAATCGCCTTATAAAGAAAGACTTGATACCCTTGGAGTCAGTCATTGATACACTGATTGTAAGCAGACTAGTTGACTTTGACCTCAAGCATGGTCATGGCCTCAAGGCATGGGGTATCAGGCTAGGTAACTTCAAGATGGACTTCTCAGACTTCTCTATGTTGTCAGATGAGATGATCAAGTACTGTCATCAAGACGTTACAGTTACATTAAGAGTGTACGATAAGTTCAAGAAAATAATACATGATCCTGATTGGCAGTGGGCTATACAGTGTGAACATGACATACAAATACTGTGTCAGACCATGACAGACAACGGCTTTTACTTCAACAAGACCAAGGCTGAAGAGTTACTTGATGAGATAGAACAACGTAAGGCACACCTTGAGGACGCTTTCCAAGAGGACTTCCCACCCAAGCTAGAGGAAGTCAACCGTATCAAGTACAGAAAGAAAGCTGACGGTACACTATACAGCAACGTGACCAACGCACAAAAGAAACACGCCAAGACAGTGGTGGATTGGTCAAAGCAAGAGCCTGAACTAGTATGCTACGACTTCATAGACTTCAACCCTGCTTCACCTAAGATGCGGATAGAAAGACTGTGGGATGCAGGATGGAAACCCTTTGAGAAAACGAAAGGGCATATAGAGTATGAAAGACTTGCTACTAGAACTTATCGTTGAGACAAAAGTTTGCAAGATATGTAAACTAGAAAAACCTTTAGATAGGTTTTATCAACAAGGAAGAAAGTCGTTAGACAATAGGTGTAAAGCTTGTGCCAACGAAGGAAAGACTTGGAGAAGAAGAGAAAGAAAAAAGTATGAACACCTAGACACAGGTTTTTGTCACTGTTGTGGTAGAAAAAGTGATAGCTTACATTTTGACCATGACCACAATACTAAAAAGTACAGAGGATTTCTGTGTCATTTCTGCAACACAGGCATAGGAAAATTAGGTGATAATATTGAAGGTGTGAATAGAGCACTTAGGTATTTAGAAAGACATGAGGAAAAAAATGGATGAACGAGGACAGAAGTTTGCTAAGTTCGGATGGACTTTATCTGAGGCAAACCTTAACACACTGCCTGAGACAGCACCTGCAGGGGGAAAACGTCTAGCGGAGTGGTTGACACTTGAAGGTAGGCGATCCTCACTAGTGGAGTGGCTAGGGCATTGTGGTGACGATTCACGTATTCACGGTAGCTTTACTCACGTTGGTGCATGGACAGGTAGAATGGCACACAGAAACCCTAACCAAGCTAACATTCCTGCCCAGTTTCACGGTGATGCCGTTACTGCAGTAGAGAAGGTTAAGGACAGATACGATGGTCAACTACGTGAGTTGTGGTGTGTACCCAAAGGCTGCTACTTGGTAGGCACAGATGCTGAAGGTATTCAGTTACGTGTACTTGCACACCTGATGAAGTCAGAGGAATACGTACACGCTATCGTGTCAGGAAAGAGAGAGGATGAGACAGACATACACAACCTCAACCGTAAGGCTCTAGGTATGTCACACATAACAAGAGATATGGCTAAGACTTTTATCTATGCGTTCCTACTAGGGGCAGGTAATGCCAAGGTAGCACAGATACTCAAGGTCAATCAGAAAGAAGCGAAGCAAGCAGTTGAGAACTTTATGCAATCAATTCAAGGGCTTGCTGACTTAAAGAAAAAGATTATACCACACATAGCTAAACGTGGGTGGTTTAGAGGTCTTGATGGGCGTAAGGTTGTAGTACCTTCAGAACACAAGACACTAGCAGGTATGCTTCAGAATGGTGAGTCAACCATAATGAAACATTCAGCACTTGATTGGGTACACAAAGCTAGGAGACAGTTTATTGAGTTCAAGCTTGTTACGTGGCCCCATGATGAGTGGCAAACAGAAGTGCGTGGGCAGATGAAAGATGCTGAACTACTAGGTAAAATACAAAGGAAATCTATTGTTGACACTGGTGAAAAGTTTGGTATGATCTGCCCACTCGCAGGTTCAACTGACATAGGATATAATTGGAAGGATACTCATTAGTGACTATGTTTATAACTTGTTGTATTATTGTATATCTTTATACTTGACAAAGGTTTACAAGTATAGTATGTATGTAGAACGAATCAATAGAAGGAGCTTGTAATGACAGCTAAAAAGAAAACTAAGTATGGTGTATTCGAAGGTGACTTGTATTACGCACGTATCTTCGAGGACAACATAGATGACTCAGAATACCATGAGCGTACAGAAGGACAGTTCAATACTGTGTTCGTACCTAAGGATGATGATGAGCTACAGAAAATTGTTGATTTAGGTTTTCCTGAGGAATCAATGGGCAATCGTATGATCAAACCAATCGCTGCAGCAGAGAATCGTGCAGGTATGAAACTCAAACGTCCTAACAAACACCCCTCTGGTATTGAAGACTTTGGTGGTGCGCCATCCGTTACTCACGGCACTACCAATAAACCTTGGGATTACATTGAAGACGGTGCTCTTGGTAACGGCACTAAGGCCAAGGTTAAAATCTCTATCTACGGTGAGGGTTCTACCGCCTCAGTAAGGTTAGAGAAAGTGGGCATCCTCGAACACGTACCATTTGAAGAGATGGCTGCAGAGGATCGTTGGTAACACCCATGTACTCCTTTCGTTGTAACTGGCAGGGCTTCGGCCCTGTCCTTTTTCCCTGAGGTTAGATATGAAATACGCAGTAATGATTATGTTTGATACTGATGAGGATTACAACTACGTGCCTGAGTCATGGCCTTGTAATACAAACGAATCATACAAACCAAAGTTGTTTGATGATTACAAGAAAGCAGAAGAAGAACGTAGTAAGTGGAACACAGGAATCATCGTTGACTACAGTGACGATATACTTAGACCAATGACAGAGAAGGAACGTCAACGTGCAAAAGAACGACAACTTGCAAATACTGGTTGACGGTGATCCGTTTGCTTATCGTGCAGCTTTCTCATGTCAAGATGAAGAGAAAGAGGCAGCAGTAGAAAAGATTGATGAGCTACTAGAGACTGCACTAGAGGCAGTGCTGTGGGAAGTAACTGATGATAAGTATCAGATATTTCTTACAGGTAAAGGTAACTTTAGAAAGAAGATTGCTGTAACCAGAGAGTATAAAGGCAACAGGAAACAAGAAAGACCTGTACACCTTGGTGATATTAGAGAGCACCTTATCAACAACTGGAAAGCTATCGTGTCCAAGGGTGAAGAGGCTGATGACTTGATAGGCATCTGGTCAAACCCCGACACCATTGTCATATCAATAGACAAGGATATGTTACAGCTACCTTGCACACATTACAATCCACACAGACGTACTTGGCAGACAGTCGATGAGTTTGATGGACTCAAGTTCTTTTATAAACAAATACTGACAGGTGATACAGCAGATAATATACAAGGTATCTATGGCGTTGGGCCTAAGAAAGCTGACAAGATACTAGCTGACTGTAAGACAGAGCAAGACTTATATCAGGAGTGCGTCAGAGCCTATGGTGGTGATGAAGAGAGAGTTATAGAAAACGGTAAGCTTTTGTGGCTACGTAGAGAAGAAGAACAGATATGGCAACCACCAAAGTTCACAGATTCAGATCAGGACTAGAAGAGCGTAACGCTAAGTACCTTACAAAGAAACGTGTCAAGTTTGAGTACGAGACACTAAAGGTACAGTGGCGTGATATGAGAATAAGAAAGTATACCCCTGACTTCATACTACCTAACGGTATTATAGTTGAGACTAAAGGTAGGTTTACTCTTCCTGATAGGAACAAACATAAGTGGATACAAGAGCTACACCCTGATCTTGACATAAGGTTTGTCTTTAGTAATCCTTATCAGAGATTAAACAAGGGTGCAAAGAGCACTTACGCAGACTGGTGTGACTATTACGGCTTCTTATTTGCTAAAGAAATAATACCACATGACTGGGTAAAAGAGAAAAAAAAGAAAATATGCTTGAACAAGGTACTCTAACATGATACCTATATTGTCTAATACTAATGATAACATAAGATACTTTGATATTGAAGGGATGAAAAATGCAAGTTAAAGTACATCAGTATCTTGATGGTCCTATAGACCAAGGAGATAAGTGGACACTGTTGTGTATGATTGAAGAGAAGGGTTTGGTCTTTGATGAAGAACTAGAGTTCAAAGATTTTAATGCTGCTTATAATTTTATGAACAGGCTCAAGCAATCAACTACACCCATACTTCATGAAAAAGAAACCTCACTTTGGATACATTAAGGCTTGACAATGTTTGACCACGATAGTAAGATAGAAGCTCTTGTCAATAACTACGGACTACAGTTGTTGATGGAACAAAATGATTTAGATGATGAGGCAATCATACGTAAACTAGTAGACGATGGAACTATCAACATGAATGATTACTTTTATTTAGATGTAGAAATTAGAGAATGGAAGGACTTAGAAAGATGAACTACTGTGACATGAAGGGTTTGATATGGCCTGTTCTTTTTTGTATCTTTGTTATAGTCATTGTTCCAGTTTTATTAGTAGACAATGCTAAGTATTGTAAACAAAGTATAGTTCCTTGTTATCCTTGGAATGATCCAGAATGACACCAGCGCAAGAAGCAGAGATAGAGGCAAAGAAAACATTTGAACTGTTTATAATTTACTCTAAGAAAGTTACTTTAGTAGCTGTTTTCTTTTTACTGATAGTGGTTTTTAAGTGTAACAATGGCGTAGAAGAGGGTGAGTTTGCAACAGGAAGTAAGTACAACGGTGAAGTTTACTCACCTACAAACATGGGAAAAGATAAATGAATAACTATTTACCAACCGATTACCAAGCTTTCATACATACATCAAGGTATGCACGTTGGCTAGAGGGAGCACAACGAAGAGAGACTTGGGTTGAGACTGTTGACAGATACATGACCAATGTAGTACTACCTGTCATGGGTAGAGACAGCTTTGTAAATCAGATAGAAGAATCAATACTTAATCTAGAAGTTATGCCTAGCATGAGAGCTATGATGACAGCAGGTAAGGCTTTGGATAGAGACAATACATCAGGTTACAACTGTAGCTATATGCCTGTCGATGATCCTAAGTCCTTCGATGAGGCCATGTTTATACTGTTATGTGGCACTGGCGTAGGCTTCTCAGTAGAACGTCAGTTCGTGCATCAGCTACCAGAAGTACCCAAGCTTTACGAGAGCGATACCATAGTTGTTGTCAAGGACAGTAAAGAAGGTTGGGCTAAAGCTTTCAGGCAGATACTAGCTTTGTTGTGGGCAGGAGAGATACCTAAGTGGGATGTGTCAAAGGTAAGACCTGCAGGGTCTAGACTAAAAACATTTGGTGGTAGGGCTAGTGGTCCTGCTCCTTTGGTTGACTTGTTTAACTTCTCAGTAAAAGTATTTAAAGATGCACAAGGACGTAAGCTATCATCAATAGAGTGTCATGACCTTATGTGTAAAGTTGGTGAGATTGTTGTCATGGGTGGTGTAAGAAGGTCAGCTATGATAAGTCTTTCTAACTTGTCAGATAACAGAATGAGACACGCAAAGTCAGGTGATTGGTGGACTAACAATCCTCAACGTGCTTTAGCTAACAACTCTGTAGCCTACACAGAGAAGCCTGATAGTCTGTCATTCATGCGTGAGTGGATGGCCCTAGTGGAATCAGGAAGTGGTGAGCGAGGTGTCTTTAACAGAGAAGCCAGTAGGAAACAAGCTAAGAAGTATGGAAGACGTGACCCTAACCATGAGTTTGGAACTAACCCATGCTCAGAAATAATCCTTAGACCATACCAATTCTGTAACTTGACAGAGGTTGTTGTAAGGTCTACTGATAACTTCGCTGACTTAGCACGTAAGGTAAGGATAGCCACAACCCTAGGAACTATACAATCTACCTACACTAAGTTCCCATACCTTCGTAAGATATGGAAAGACAACACAGAAGAAGAGCGTTTGTTAGGTGTATCTCTAACAGGCATAATGGACAACCCTTTATTAACGAGTAAAACTAATGGTCTATCAAAGAATCTCGAAAACCTTAGACAGGTTGCGGTTAACACAAATACTAGTCTGGCTGATACTCTTGGGATTAATCCTTCCACTGCTATTACCTGCGTCAAACCTTCAGGAACCGTCAGTCAACTTGTTGACAGTGCCTCAGGTATCCACGCAAGACATTCCAAGCACTACATCAGGACTGTGAGAGGTGACAACAAAGACCCACTGACATCCTTTATGAAGGATCAGGGCATACCTAATGAACCTTGTGTAATGAAACCTGATCAGACTACAGTGTTCAGTTTTCCTATCAAGTCACCAACCAACGCTATAGTTACTGAAGATATGTCAGCAGTAGATCAACTAGAGACATGGCTAATGTATCAAAGACATTGGTGTGAGCACAAGCCTAGTGTGACTATCAATGTCAGGAAGGATGAGTGGTTTGAGGTTGGAGCGTTTGTTTACAAACACTTCGATGAAATGTCAGGAGTGTCATTCCTTCCTTACAATGAGCACACCTATCAGCAAGCCCCTTATCAAGAAATAATGAAGAGTGAATATGCGACATTATTGTCACTCATGCCAGAAAAAATAGACTGGTCACTCTTGACAGATTACGAAAAAGAAGATAGTACTAACTCAAGTCAGACCTTTGCTTGCACTGGTGATGTCTGTGAAGTAGTAGATATAGGAGCTTAGGATGCACGAAGAGGAAGAAGAGTTTACAATAGAAGAAATGTTGGACGAGATAGAAGATATAGACCTAGACACTGTAGTAAATAAGCCACCTCACTATGGAGATGGCGAGATAGAGTGTATTGATTATATGAAGGACAACATGGACACTATGATGTTCATGGGTTATCTAGAAGGTAACTGTAAGAAGTATATGCACAGGTACAGATACAAAGGTAAACCTGTAGAAGATCTAAAGAAAGCTAAGTGGTACTTAGAAAGACTGATAAATGAGGTGGAAGGAAACTAAATGTTTAGTGCTATAATTCTAGCCTGTAATATTTCAGTCACAGATTGTAGAACCTTTGGTACACCTAGAGTTTTTGTCACAGAAAAAGAGTGTCAATTATCTTTGGCTGACGGTAGACTTCAGATTGAATCACAGGGCTGGATGATTATGGATTCTCATTGTTACCATTGGGGTCAAAAGGTATAAAAAAAAGGGGGTCTACTTATGACCCCTTCTTCTTTCTCTTCTTTCCTGATGCTGTTGTGGACCAAGATACTCTCTTCGGTCCTGTTTTTTTGGCAGCTTCCTTCTTGGAGATTCTTCCTGCCACCGACTTCGGACGACAGGCTGGATACGGACGCTTGCTTCCCTTAGCTTTCTTACGTCCACAAGG